ATGGCTGATATTATAATTAATAAAGAAAATGAAAGTTTTTTGAAGCTTGATTGTGACGAAGAAATGAATCACAGAATCTATAAACTGTTCTCAGCTTTCATGCCAGGTTATAGATTTAATCCTAGATATATTCATAAATTATGGGACGGAAAACATCACAGTTTTTCACCTATTACACAGCTATTACCCATTGGCCTTTACTCTAACCTTGTCAATTGGTGTAAACAAAATAATGTTTCCTACAAAGAAGTAGGCCTTGAAAATGCACATGAAACAATAGACAAGGAATGGCTACGTGATTTTATAAATGAACGAATTGAAAAATTCGATATAAGAGATTACCAGTTAGATGCTGTTCATGCAGCTCTTGAAAACAAAAAAGGTATTCTTTTATCATGTACTGGTTCTGGTAAATCTTTAATGATTTATTCAATCATTCGTTACTTGTTAGAAGTAAAGCATCTTAAAAAATTATGCCTTATAGTTCCGAACAAGGGACTTGTAAACCAGATGTATAATGACTTTATAGATTATGGTTGGAATGATATTGAACAATATTGTGAAAGACTTCATAGCGAAGTAAAAGCAACATACAAAGTTCCTGTTCTTATTTCTACTTGGCAATCATTACAAATGAAGCATCAATCATTCTTTGAGAATTATGATTGCCTTATCGTTGACGAATGCCAAGGCACAAAAGCGAATGTCTTACGTAAACTTGTAAAATCTGCATACAATTCTGAATATAAGATTGGAACTACAGGTACATTGCCTGCAGAAGTAGCTGACCAGTTACAGATTAATGATGTATTAGGCGATGTTATTTTTGAATTAAAATCTAAAGAACTCATTGATAAAGGCTTCTTGTCGAACATAAGCATAGCATGCTTGTTCCTTAAATATCCAGAAGAAATGGTCAAGGAAAATAAGGATAGGACTTTCCCGGAAGAAATCAAGATGGTAGAAGAATATCCTAACAGAAATTCCGTGCTTAAATACGTGATAGACCATTCAAAGAAAACGGACAATATGCTTATCCTTATAACTCATAAGGAGCATCTTAAAAGGGTAAAGGAATATCTTGAAAATGAATATAAGGATAGACCTGTTAAAGTCATTAGTGGTGATGTAAAATCTAAGCTACGTGAAGATATAAGATTAAGTATAGAAAATGAAGAAGGTGTATTATTATTGGCTACATATCAAACATGTGCAGCAGGTGTTAATATTCCTAAACTTCATGATGTTTTCCTTTTTGCAGATAGCAAGTCAAGAATTAAAGTCCTTCAATCTATCGGTCGTGGATTAAGAACACACAAGACTAAAAATAAAGTTATCGTTTATGATATAATTGATGATTTATCTTATGTCAAACGAACTGGCAACATAAAGAAAAATTATTGCCTTGATCATTTTGATGAAAGATATAATTATTATAAAGAACAAAGATTCCCTACAATAAAAAGAGATATTAAAATATAAATAAATCACAAGTGAAAGTTTACATTAATGTGAGGTAAAACAAATGAATACAATAGCAATAATCGCGGCAGTAGCTGCACTCGTAATCTTTGGTGTGCTTGTAGTAAAGTACATCAAGTCCAAAACAAATTCAAAGCCGAGAATCGACGTATTTGACGAAAACCTTGGCGATGATGAAACTATCAAGACAGCAAGTGAACTCTGTCAGGTAGAAAGCCATGGACCGGAACCAACTCCTGAACCGGACACTGACAATACCTATACACCGAAGGACACTTCTGAAATTGAAGTTGTAGAACCGGAAGATATCAATCCGATTTCTCAAGAAAACCAGATTTGCCCGTTCGAGATTAAGACTCTCAAGAATGGCGATGTAATTAAGACTGATGCTGATAGAACTGATGGCGTAGATCCTCTTGGTGAACTTGAAAAGATTATCGCTACAGCTCCGAAGACTAAAACTAAGAAGACCACTAAAAAGGTCACAAAGACCAAGACTGTCAAGAAGGCTACTAAGAAGACTGCAAAGAAAACAAAGGCTACAAAATATGTAACACCTGTTATCAAGGTCGCTGAAGTCGATGCAATCGCTCCGAAAAAGCGCGGTCGTAAGTCTAAGAAGAAAGAAGGTTAATATATGGCAGAATTGACTTGTCCAATTTGTGGTGAACCGGTTGAAAACCGTATGAAGTTGGGTGCACATATGTGGGCTAAGCATAAAGTCAAGCTCAAAGAATATGAAGCGCAGCAATTCAATACGCCGGCAGTAAACGAAGGCACCAAGGCTGCTGAAAAGCTCATTCAGCCCGAAATCGTAAAAGAATCCAAGGAATTCGTAAATGAACAGCCTGCTGCTTTTATTGACCGCGATTTAGTCAATGAAGCCAAGGATAAAGATACTGATTTTGTAAAAGCTGTAAAGAATCCATACCGTGACCTCTATCCGTCTGATGGAGTAGTCATGAATGAATGGCTACATTAATAGCACAAAAATTCAAATAAATGTTACCAAATTTTTACGTTTGGTAACATTTTTCTATATTTGTAAAATAAAGTTTACAATCATAAATAAAAAGGTTATCGGTTATAATAGATATAAACTGGTCGACTTATATTGACCGATAACTAAAAGACCATGATGACAAAAACTTAAAATATGAGGTAAAAAGATGGCAAATAAATTGCTCGCTAAAATGATGAAAGAAAAGGCTTTCGCCGACATGCTCAGAACCGAACAAAAACCGATTGAATGGTTGAGCACAAACTGTATTTCAGTAAACCTGTTGCTCTCAGGTAAAATTAAGGGCGGTATCAAGAAAGGTTCAATCAGTATGATTGCAGCCGGTTCCGGTTGGGGTAAATCTATGATTGGCTACGCAGTTCTTAAGTCTGCACAAGATTCTGGTATGAACTGCTTTATTGTCGATACTGAAAACTCTGTTAACTACGAACTTCTTACTAAGCTCGGAATTAACATGAAAGAAGTCGGTGTATTTGGACCGACAAACCGAATTCCAAAAATCAAACAGTTCATTACAAAGCTCATGAGTGGTCTTACTCTTGACGAAGCACGTAATACTTTCCTTCTTTTCGACTCCTGGGGCCCGATTATCGAAGAACAGGTCATTGAAAAGGCTGAACAGGCATCAAGTGCTGTAAACATGTCTTCTGCTAAGTTTAAGAACGAACTTGCAAACCTTCTCTTGAGTGCTGGTTTTACAACCCTCGTTATGAACCACGTTTATGCTTCTCTCGAAATGTATGGCGATCCGTATAAGATTCCAGGTGGTATGAGAATCATATTCAATGCTGAAAACATTATGCTTGGTTCTTCTACCAAGAAGGAAAAGGACAAGGATAAGAACATTCTCGGTAAGGTCATTACTGCTGGTGTTGCTAAGGGCCGTTCTGCTAAGGAATTCGTAAAGACTCAATATCTTATTCTCCATGCTGGTGGTATTTCTCCTTATTATGGCTTGCTTGACGAAGCAATCGATTCAGGTATCGTATATAAGCCGAAACCAGGTTATTATGCTCGAATCGGTTATGATGTCCAGGTTGATAAGGAAACTGGTGAACTTGGTAAGCCAGAAAGAGTATGGAAAGAATCTGAACTTTACTGTGCTAAATTCTGGATTCCACTTTATAAGGATGAAACATTTAGACACTATGTTGAAGCTAAGTTCGCATTCGAAGACCAGGTATTGATTAACGCTTCTGAAGACATTATGAAGTTGATGGAAAAGGAAGATGCTGATTTAAGTGAAAACACAGGTATCGATCCGAATGTTGCGGCTTCAGGTGAAGACGAAGATTACGACGAAGAAGATTAATTTAAAAACCGGGTTAAAAACCCGGTTATTTTTTAAAACAAAAAATAACTTACAAAAAGTTTCTATATTTGAGGTAATATGAAAGAAACACTAATTGTAAACCTATATGCTGGCCCTGGTTCAGGTAAATCAACGTGCGCCGCTTATGTATTTTCAAAATTAAAAATGGCTGGTGTAAATTCAGAATATGTTACAGAATTTGCAAAAGATAAAACTTGGGAAGAAAATCAGAAAGTTTTAAATTGTCAGTTCTATATATCTGGTAAACAGGCATTCCGACTTGCTAGAGTATATGGCAAAGTTGATGTTGCCGTTACTGATAGTCCGATTATATTGGGTTCATTCTATACCGATGAAGAATATATCAAGATTGCATGTGTTGGTGAAGACAGTAAATATAAAAATCAGCTCAACTATTTTATAGAACGTAAAAAGGCATATAATCCTTCCGGCAGAAATCAAACTGAAGAGGAAGCCAAAGAAATTGACATAAAAGTTAGAGCCATGTTAGATAAGCTTCAAAAACATTACGTGTCAGTTGAAGGAACACTAGAAGGTTATGACTGGATAGTAAACGATATTTTGAATCATCTACAAAAACAAAATTCAAAATAAAACACATTAAGTCCCTCGCCTGGGACTTTTTTTCTATATTTGCTTACAAATAGTTACGGTTATCCTGTTTAATAAATAAGGATAAAGGTAAAAAATGACAGATAATGAATTTGAACAAGTTGTAATTAAGACTATATATGCTAATCCATCTGCATCAAGTAAAATTGTTCCAGAATTAGATCCGAATTGGTTTATTCAGGTTGATCATAAGTATATTGTTGATGCTATTGCAAGTTATAATGGTAAATATTCTACTTTGCCGAATGCTATAGAAATTAAGAGACTGCTTTCTGATGAAAGAAGTATTGAAGAATTCGAAAAATGTATGGCAATTCCGGATAGTGATGTTAATACGCCATTTATTCTTGATGAGATTCAGACATTCGTAAGAAAAAGACTTGGTAGACAAGTATGTATGGCATATAATGAATATTGCTCTACAGGCAAGGCAAAAATAAGCTTTGCTGATGAAATGGCATATGCACAGTCTTTTACATTCGACGATAAAATTGGTTTTGCATTTTGTGAAGAACCAGAAAAAGTATATAACGGAATTATTACTAATGAAAAGGTAATTCCATTAGGCTGTGCAACGCTTGATGAGATGATTCATGGTGGTGCACATGAAAAGAGTATGACATTGGTTATGGCACCGACTAACGTTGGTAAAACATTATTCCTTTGTTCATTTACGACTTCTGCAATTTTAAACGGTAAGAAAGTATTATATATTACTTTCGAAGACTCTGAAATTAAAATTGGTCAGAGAATTACACAGAACTTATTTGATATTACTCAGACACAATTATATTCTTTGTCCAAAGAGAATTATGGTAAGCTTTGGAAGAAATCAATGTCTCAGATTGGACATAACAAGCTTATCATTAAAGAATATTCTGCTGGTTCTGTAAATGCTCTTATGTTACGTGCTCTTATTAAGGAACTTAAAGAGAAAAAAGACTTTGTTCCTGATATGATAGCAGTTGACTATATTGGATGTATGATTCCTAATGGTCGTTATAATTCTGATATGAATGATAACTCTAAGCTTCGTTCTGTTTGTGAAGAAGTAAGAGCAATCGGTATGGACATGGGCATTCCTATCATATCTGCTGCACAGGCTAACAGAGGTGGTTATGGTAAAGCTGAAATTGGTCTTGATGATGCTGCTGACTCTTTTGGTCAGACAATGAAAGCAGACGTTATTTTTGGTGTTACTCAGACACCAGACCTCAAGTCTGCGAATATGTATACGGTCAAGTTGCTTAAGACCAGATATGGTCAACCTCCTGCACCGATGGTTACAATCGGTGTCGATATTGAAAAACAAAGAATATATGATTTGAAGACATTCAGTAATATTCAACCGACTGGAACAAATTACAATACTGAAGACGAAACGGTTATCGAATCTACTATTAAAGAACCGAACGTCAATAACTTTACATTCTAATTGAGGATATATGATAAACGAAGATAACTTATTGATTAATGAAGACTATGTTGACGGTTGTTCTAAGGACGGTTTCTATAAAATCCTCAAGGACAATGGTATCGACATGGATAACATTGATCCAAATGACAAATTACCAGAATTCTTAATCAAGGTAATTAAAAATGAACCTGCTGAATACAACAAGTTCAATAACATCCTTTATAAGCTTCATAAGAACAATATTATCAATATACTTGATTCTATAGCTTATATCGAAGATGATTGGCTTGAATCTGCAGTTTTATTGAAATGTCTTGACGAACTGAATTATTTCTCGCTTAGAAGCGAACTTAAGAAGAAATATAAGATAACTCCTGAACAAAGTGGCCTAGAAAGTCTTTTTGCATGATAGATAAATACCAAATTTATATGCTCTATAAGAGCATCAAGAAGATTTGGGAAGGTAAACGTTTTAATACCGTTCTAGTGAACGATATGTTAAATGATACACTTGAAGAATTCTTGATTAATCAGTTTATTCAATCCAATAGCAGGGTTGAATATATGTCTAATTATTTCATTCCTTTGGTTAATGAAATTAACTGCAATATTACTGATATTGAGCATTGGACTATGTATTTTATAGAAAAATGCCTCGTAGACAAGAAATTTCCCAAACCGGACGAAATTAATAATATAAATAAAATGAAAGGCTACATGATTTTTAAAAAGCGTCCAATCATAGCTGCTCAAATTAACGAGATAAATAAACTTATCGAAGCTAATGATGGCATCAATGAACTTTTCGATACGAAGTTCACTCTTTATGAGACCGACGGTAATCAAGAAAATCAAGCCTACAAACTATATAGAATGAGCAAAATTGACCCAGAATTTTATATACAGGGTTACCGAGCAAGAAAATTTGAGATAAATAAGGATTTGGTTAAAGATATTGATTACAAAAGGTTTATTACATTCACAGAGATCATTATTAAATTACAATCAGAAATCTCAGATAAAAATGTAAAGTAAAAGAAACATTTTGTTTTGTTTCTATATTTGATATTGTCAATCGAATGAACGATTGAGAAAACATAAAGAGGAAAAATAAAATATGCCAATTAAAAGAAGCTTTAGCAATATTTACAGTGAGATGGACAAGATCAATGTAAATCGCAAGAAAGATAACAACGAAAAGAAGAATTACGAGATCGAAGGCTTATTCAAGCCGAAGATGGTAAACGGTAAGTTTTCTATCGTTCTCCGTTTCCTTCCGTCACATCCGGATGAAGAACTTCCGTGGATTGAAAACCGTAACCACTTGTTCCAGCTTGATAATGGTGCATGGTTTGGTTGTGACTGTGCAAAGAAGTGGAATGAACCGTGTCCGATTTGCGACTATAACTCCAAGGTTTGGGAAAAGTACGGTCGTACTGATGAAGCCCGTGCAAAGGTAAAGGCAAAGTGGCGCCCGAACTACTACTCCAACGTTTATATTGTAAAGAATGATAACCAGCCTGATACTGTTGGTAAGGTTTACCGTCTTCAGTATGGTCGTGCCATTATGAAGAAGATTCAGGAAGCTATGGAAAATAAGGATGATCCGGAATTGGGAATTATCCCGGGCATCAATCCGTTCTCCTGGTGGGGTCCAAATGATGAAGCTGTTATTAAAGGTGAAGAAAAGGCAGGTGCAAACTTTGTTTGGGAAGCTGTTCAGGGTTCTAACGGTCCTAACTATGATTCTTCTCACTTTAACCCGGCACGTCGTATTTCTAAGTTCGGTCCGGATGGCAAGCTCCATAACATGACTGACGACGAAATCGATACTATTGAATCTCAGCTTTACACTCTTAAGGACATCGAAATCCAGAAGGATCAGATTCGTTCTTATCAGCAGATTCTTGAATTCTACCGCAAGAAGTCTGGTGAAGACCTCATGGCTGAATTTACTGATGGTTCCAGTGATTATGCTGCAACTACTACCAAGTCTAACTTCCAGACTCAGGAAGCAGATGATGATGAAATGTTTGCAGGCACTCCGCTTGAAACTAAGAAGCCGGTCAAGGAAACAGTTGTTAAGGCAGATTTTAACAATTCTATGCCGTTCGACGAAGGAACAGAATCTGAAACTTCTGACGAAGCAGAAACCGGTATGGTCGATGCATCTGAAGAGGATGATGATGACTTCTTCGCTCGTTTAGCTAATGGCTAATAAACAATTTTAAAATATGGGTATAAGTAAAATTATACCCGTATTTTTATTATCTTTAGGTAATTTTTATGAAAAAAGAAACAAAGAAAACAAAGAAAACAGAAAAGAAGTTTGACTTCGAACGTGCACATCATATTGCAGATTTGCTTGGAACACTTACACAGTTCATGCCATCATATAATATCGATAGTGGTATAATTCCATGTCTTTCAAGAGAATTCGTGTTCAAGAATTTACTCGGTTTTACCGATGAAGAATTTTTGAAGAATGAAGAATTGCTTTTTAATGAAGCAAATACCATTATTCAGGCTATTGCAAAGAACAAGGAATCATTTGAACACTTCTCTAATGAACTTACAGAAAAAATTAGTACAAATACAAAAGCATCTAAAAAGGAAAAGGCAAACTAATGATTGATACAAATTCTATGTATGGCAATGTTGCTGAAGAACAAGATGAATTTCAGCTTATCCAGAAGCGTATGGCTGAAAATGCAAAGAAGCTCGCCGAAGCAAAGAAGAAAGCTGAAGCAAAGTCTGATGAAATTGTAATTCCTGATTTCCCGAAAGAATATGATGCTAATACTGCTCTTGATACTATGTTCAATATGCAGAGAGCATTACAGAATATTCTTGCTAAGAAGCGTGGAACTTTAGCACCGGATAATGACAAGGATAACTTTGAAAACGCTCGTCGTTCTGGTTATTTCATGATGTCTACCGTTACCGAAATTTGGGAATTCTTTGATCAGCTCAAGAAAGATAATTATGAAATTACTGATCTTGTTAAGTATGAAATTATCGATGCTTGGCACTTCGTAATGAACCAGTTGCTTTATCTTAAGTATTCTCCGAAGATGAAGTTGCAGGAAATCTATGACCATGCAACAGAAGATTTGAAGACTGGAACAATTGGAACTTCTGACCTTCATTATCTCGTTGGTGAATTTATCGAAGCTGTCGGTGAACTCTACCAGAATTCGAGCTATAAGGATTGGAAGACCTACGACGTTTGGAAGGAAGACCCGCTCAAGATTCAAGAACTTGGCGATGTAATGTTGATTAAGTTCTTCAAGATCTTTGTAGCAATCAACCTTACGCCTGACCAGATTTATCAGTTCTATTACAACAAGAACATTGAAAATGTAATGAGACAGAAGTCTGGCGGTCGTTACGAAAAGTAATAAAAATTGGGAAAGCAATTTCCCATTTTTATTAAATTCTTAAATATTTTTCATCATGTAAACTTTTATATATAAAATTCTATATTTGTAATTAGTAAATGAGAACACTTCAATACATAAAAAATCAGTTTGATAATGTTATGAAACCAATGGTTTGGGACAAGACTACTCAGGCTAAATTTATGTATATCATTAAGCATCCGTTAGTCATTAAAGAAAAGAGCATGATTCCACAATGGAAATTCTGCACTTCTTCTGGTGACAAGAGATGCACAGATAATATTGGA